TGCAGGCTTTCCCTGGCGTGGACTTGTCCTCGACAATAGATTTGACCAGCGTGTCGTTCGACATTGTGCTGCCAGATCGCGAATACGCTGTCCTGTCACACTCGTTCATTCCGGAGGAGAAACTCACTGAGCGCCGAAAGAGCGACAAGGTTCCGTACGACTTGTGGATCCGTCAGGGGCATTTGACAGCAACACCCGGCGCCGCGGTGGACTATGATTTCGTTCTGGCGCACATGGTCGATATGATAGAGCGGTACAAACTGAAAGTTGACCGTGTTTGCTTCGATCGCGCGCTCGCGTCTTGGCTTATGGGACAGGTGCAGGAGCTTGGATACACACCAGTAGATGTTCCCCAATCCTACACAGGGCTCAGCGCGGCCACGAAGGATTTTCGCGACCAGGTCGTCAACTGGAAGGTTTATCACAACTGCGATCCGTGCCTAACTTGGGCGATGGGTAACGCAATTGTTCGAAAAGGCCCATCAGAAAACATAATGCTTGACAAGGCAAAGGCGAAGCAGCGGTTTGACCCGGTTGCGGCGTTGATCACGGCGCACACACAGGCGATGGTTGTGGAAGTGACGGCATCGAGCCGCGTTTTATTTTTCTGAAAAAAAATGAGGCAAGGCAAACAAAAACCTTGACAATTTAACCGCTTTAGATTATAATACAAATGAGCACTATTAATAAAGAGAACAAGGTCGAAGACAGAGACAAGACAGATAAGGCTCTTCGTGTTCTCAGAAATATTCGTGTTCAAAAAAAGAGACGCGTCAGCATGAAGATAGATTTCAAGCACGGCGTTGTCACAGAGTTTAGAGTTATCGAAGAGTTTTAATAACATAGCCAGCAATGGCACACGTGGCCGATTTATAAGCCGCGTTATCAGTGATCCCTTCTGGGCGACCTGATGACGCGGCTTTTTTTATTGTCCAATGAAAAAAATATTCTACCTACTGATACAAGACGCTGTTCTACTCGTTGGCGTTTTTTGCGTGGTGTACGGCGTTTTTAAGATATACGAACCAGCTGCGTATATCGTTGCAGGTTCAGCTTTGGTATATGCCGGGAGTAAATGCTGATGGGGTTTATATCTCGAATGCTCGCTCTTGGTAATCGTCGGTCTGACGATTTTACGATGGACGATTATATCAAGGCGTTTCTTTCTGGCGATGACTTGCTGCCGCCAACAACGTCGTCAGGTGCGACAGTTTCGTCGAACAGCGCACTTGGTGTGAGTGCCGTTTACGGATGCGTAAATATTATTAGTTCTGTCTTGGCGTCTTTACCTCTGTTTGTTTACGAACGAACAGATCAAGGAAAAAACCGAGTCAGGGACGATTTGACATATAAGCTGTTGCATGACCAGCCGAACAAATCACAAACGTCGTTCGATTGGCGGCGTTTAACAGCCGTGCATCAATTGTTATGGGGTGCCGGAATATCAGAAATAGAGTTTGACAAACAAGGATTCCCTGTCGCATTATGGCCGATACCTCCATGGCGTGTTACCGTTTTGACTACGCAAGACAGACGGGAGCCGGTTTATGAAATTAAGCTGCCGGATGGCAGGCAGCGTAGAATCCCGCAATATCGCACTGTTGTGTTCCCCGCCATGGGAACTTCGATATTTGAGTGGAAATCGCCGATCACCGTGCACCGCGAGACAATAGGGCTGGCAATGGCAATGAAAGAGTTTGGGGCGAAAACTTTCGGCCAAGGAACGAACCCTGCAGGCATCGTTTATCACCCGGGTAAACTTTCAGTCGAATCAGAGGATTCCCTGCGGAAAAGTATGCAGGGGTATGCCGGTTTAAGCCAGTCGCACAGACTGATGTTGCTTGAGGACGGGATGAAGTGGGAGCGTGTCGGACTGCCCCCAGAGGACGCACAATATCTCGAGTCGCAGTCGTGGTCAGTTTCAGAAATTGCGCGCATATACAACGTGCCTCTGCACCTGCTCCAGTCGCACGAAAAGTCTACCTCATGGGGTAGTGGTCTTGAAGAATTAAACGCGGGGTTTGTCACGATAACGCTGCGTCCGTACCTTGTGCAATGGGAGCAGGAAATCAATCGGCGTTTGATTTTTGTCGATAATCGTTTCTGCGAGTTTCTCGTTGAGGGCCTGCTGCGCGGAAAGCTGAAAGAGCGGTACGAAGCGTATGCAATCGGTAGAACTAACGGCTGGTTGTCAGCAAATGACATTCGGTCGCTTGAGAATATGAACCGGATCAACGGCAATGCTGGCGACGATTACCTTGTGCCTCTGAACATGACAACGGCTGGCACCAAACCGGATGAAGGAAAACAAGACGGAGGAAAAAAAGATGCCTAAAGAAATACGGCAACTGGAAATTGATGATATCGAATTGCGGTCAGACGATGACAGTGAGTCATTCGTTGAAGGCGTAGGCATAGTGTACGACCGTGAGGTTGAGCTGTGGCCGGGGTATTTCGAAAAAATCCGAAGCGGCGCGTTTGAAAGTTCTGTCCGTGGTGACAAAGACATTAAAAGTTTTTTCAACCATAATCCATCGTTTGTGTTGTCGACAACCCGCAGCAGGCCGCCGTTAATCCTCGATGACGGCTCGAACGGATTGCGGTTCAAATCTCCCATACCGGACACGTCATACGGTCGTGACCTGCGGGAGAATCTTCGTCGCAAAAACGTTCGCGGGGCATCGTTTTCGTTCACTGTCGCACGGGATGGTGACAGTGTAACACGTGACGAGAAAGGCAACATTCGCCGGGAAATCACAAAGGGCACATTATATGAGATTGGACCTGTGACGAATCCGGCGTATAAGCAAACGAAGGTCGGTCTCCGGGACGCCGAAACGGCGTATAAGGAGTACTGTGAGGACTTTGAGAGACGATCGGCGGAAGAGGCTCAGGAAATGCAGGATCGGGAGAGTGCTGCAGCGGAAATGGAGTCGAACCGACGGTTTTTAGACATTGAAGAAGCAACTCTTTAACCTCAAATACGAAAGGGGTTTCCAATGGATCCGGAAGCTCTCAAAAGAGAAAAGGCAAAAGTTATCGCCGAAATGCGCAAGCTGCAGGCAGCCGCAGAAGCGCGCGATGACAAGCGGTATACTGAGCAGGAAGCCACAAAGTGGGATGAGTTCAGGTCCGAAATCGACCGCCTTAACAAGGAGATCGAACGGGCAGAGTTCATTGAGTCTCAGAATGTATCCGGCGCATCGAATGACAACGATGACAATCACGACAACTACAACGGCTCTGACGGCGAAACTCGTTTTGCCGATTTCGGTGATTACCTCACCGCCGTTATGCGGTCCAGCGCACCCGGCGCCAGCGTCGACAACCGGTTGCAGCGTGCATCCAGCGGACAGGGCGAAACAAACCCCGCGCTTGGTGGGTTTCTGGTCCAGACCGACCACCAGTCCGAGTTGCTCAAACGCGTTTACCAGATGGCAATTCTGGCAGCGGCTTGCCGCAAAACGCCGATCGGCGCGAACTCGAACGCGCTGTCGTGGAATCAGGTGGAAGAAACCAGTCGCGCGACAGGTTCTCGCATGGGCGGCATCCGCGGTTACTGGGCGTCCGAAGCTGACACGGTCACCGGCTCGAAAATGAAAGTTTCGCAGCAGGAACTCAAACTACAGAAACTCATGGGCATCATGTATGCCACAGAGGAACTGATCGCCGACACCACTGCATTGTCTGCTCTCATGTTCGAAACCATGGGCGACGAACTTGCATGGTTGCTCGACGAGGCAATCTTCGCAGGGACTGGAGCTGGTCAGCCTCTCGGAATCATTAACAGTGACGCGTTCGTGAGCGTCTCGGCTGAGTCCGGACAGGCAGCCGCAACGATTGCGTATGAAAACATCGTAAAAATGCGCGCCCGTGTCTGGTCTCCCAGCATGGGACGCGGAAACTGGTATATCAACCAGGACTGCTTGCCCCAGCTCGACACCATGGCGTTCGTCGTCGGAACCGGTGGCGTACCAGTGTACATGCCAGCTGGCGGTGTTTCCAGCACTCCTTATGGCTCACTGATGGGGCGCCCGGTGGTTCCAATCGAGCACGCGAAAACCTGCGGAACCGTTGGCGACATTGTTTTTGCCGACCTGTCGCAGTATCGCCTGATCGACAAAAACGGGCTCAAGAATGACGTGTCGATCCATATCAGGTTTCTGTACGACGAAACGGCTTTCAGAGTGGTGTACCGTGTGAACGGTCAGCCTCTCTGGACAAGCGCCTTGACACCGGCAAACGGGACAGACACGCTGTCGCCGTTTGTTGGATTGGCAACCCGTTCGTAATCGTAAATCAGGCCCCTGCGTGGGCCTTTCAACAACATCGAATTGAAAGGACATTCATACCATGAAATCGATCAATAAGCTTGTCAAGGGGCTGGACCCGGTCGCAGATGCTTTTGCAGGCACAAAATACAGCGACATCGTCAGCATGCGCAATTATGGCACGTGCGAATTCATCATTTATAAAGGGGTTGGAACCACCGGCACGTCGACGATAACCGTTGAGGCGTGTGACGACGTTTCTGCTTCGACGACTGCCGCCGTGGCGTTTCGATATCAGGCGATTACCTCTGGCGATACGCCAGGATCGATTACCGAAGCTACGACCGCAGGGTTTACCACAACCGCCGGCAGCTCTCAACTGTATCGCGTGTGGGTTGACGCTTCAGAGCTTGCGTCGGAAGGATACGAGTTCGTGCGCCTCAAGGCTGTCGAAGTTGCAAACGATCCGGTTCTCGGTGGAATACTGATCAATCTCAGTGAGCCGCGTCACGACGCAGAGGTTCCTGCAACGGCTATTGTTTAACCTGAAAACCTTCACAGGGCGGCTTGTGCCGCCCGCTGAAACGGAGATAAAACCATGGGAGTATACAACGAAGCGAGCGCATACCAGCTGGCGGTGCTTGGGAAGCGTGTTGCTCGGGCAACCGACACCCTTCCTGCAACGACCGATGAGGCGCTGTTTACAATCACAGGTGGACGCGTTGCGATCACGTCGATTATCGGCGAGGTCACTACAGCAATCCAGAATCAGGCTAACAACACAAAGCTGAAGTTCAACCCGTCGGCAACCGGCGCTGATACGGACTTGTGTGCAGTGCTTGACATCGACAACGACGCAGTTGGCACGCTGTATTCCATTACCGGAGATTTTTCAGACGCGATGAAGGACGGTTTGCTCTGTCTCGAAACAGACGCAGTGCTTGAGAGGCCGATTATCCTGTCTGAGGGTGCAATCGAAATTGATTGTGCTGCCACAAACACCGGGTCTGTATCTTGGACTCTGATGTATGTTCCGATCGATGAAGGTGCAGCGATCGCAGCTGCGTAGATTAACGCATATGCGTAATGGTGGCCCAGGGGGGAGTACTCTCCCCCTATGGGCCACATCATAACCACGAAAGGTTACAGCATGGAAAAGACAGTCGAAGTTCGCATCGTGCGCATGATCAGATATAACGGAATGGCGTTCAACCCCGGCGAAATAGTGCCTGTGGTAGAGCCGTTTGCGGAAAGGCTTATTTCTAACGGCCTCGCTGTTGCAACCGCACAGTGGGAAAATAAAGCCGAAACTCCAGAGAAAAAAGGGACTCCAAAAACAGACGCGACAGAAAAAGCATTCGCAGAATATCGTGACACTGGTTTCGGTGAAGTAAAATCAAAAAACGATGACGAAAACAAACAGGAATCAAACCCTGTGTCTAATAAGAAAAAATCGAAAAGGCGATAACAATAGTGTCGTATTACTTGAATATTGTAACCGAGCCAGCAGTCGAGCCTTTATCGCTTGACGATGCAAAAACTTACGCACGCATCGATCACGATACAGAAGACGCCACAATCGAGCGTTGGATTAAAACAGGAAGGGAAATAGCCGAAGCCTATCAAAGGAAGGCGTATTTAACGCAAACCTATGACATGATTATGGATGCTTGGCCGGTTTCACCATTCGACGTACCGATGGCACCGTTGCAATCTGTTACTCACATCAAATATTACGGCACGGATAGTACAGAGTACACATTTTACGATTCTGAAACGACATCAAATGTAATTATCGACACAGACAGTACTCCCGGTAGAATATCTCTTGCATACGGAATACCGTGGCCATCGACAGTACTGCGTCCAATCGCTGGAATAAAAGTGCGTTTCATATCTGGTTATGGATCTAACGAGGCTGCAGTTCCATCTGCTGTGCGCGA